TTTTCTATGCACGATAAACAGGAACATCCCGGCAAGCACACCAACTTGTCCAAGTTGAAAAAGGGTGGCCCCACAGGTAGAGATATGCGCGCGCAAGGCCGTAACATGGCCCGCGCTAAAAATCAAAGAGGTGGTTAAATGAAAAACTATCCAAGTGCTGTAGCAGCATTAAAAGCTGCCGAAAAACGCGGAGATAAAGAATTTAAAGTTAAATTCCTAGATAAAAAAGAGTCTGCCAAAATGGCTAAAAATAATCGTCCTGCGTCTGAGTACGCAAAGCCTCACACAATGGAAGGCAAGCCTGTTGGCCCTAAAGATGCGGGTACAGAGCCTGAGTTCCAGAAGAAAAAGAACTGGGTACCACTCATGGGTGTGTCCATCACGATGGATGACCGCGTTGAGACTGAAGGCATCAAGATTCGTGGTACCGGCGCAGCGACTAAAGGCGTGATGGCAAGAGGACCGATGGCGTGAATTACACTCAGCTTTCTCAATCAATTCAGGACTATACACAGAACTATGAAACCACTTTCGTAGAGTATATTCCCACGTTCATTGAGCAAGCTGAACAACGTATTTACAATTCCATTCAGTTTCCGTCTATTCGCAAGAATGTAACTGGAACACTGACGCAGCACAACCAATATTTGTCTTTGCCGCCTGACTTTTTGGCGGTTTATTCTTTGGCTGTTTATCAAGTCACCACGACCACTGCTACGGGAACGTCTGGTACTTATACCATTACGATTGGCTCAAACACCAATGTGGCTATTGGCCAGATCGTGACAGGAACAAACATTCCGAATGGCGCTACGGTTACAAACGTCAATGGCCTGGTCATTACTTTGAATTTAGCTTTGACTGGCACTGTTTCTGGGAATGTTACTTTCCAGGGCAGCTATCTGTATTTGCTTAACAAAGACGTTAACTTTATTCGTGAGACATATGGAAATCCAGTTTCTTACGGACTGCCGCAATATTATGCTTTGTTTGGACCGACTGTAACTGGTGGAACTATTACCACTGATTTGACTGTAATTCTTGGGCCAACTCCAGACACAAATTACATGTCTGAATTGCACTATTACTATTATCCTCAGTCAATCACAACAAGCGCAGATGGCACATCTTGGCTGGGTGATAACTTTGATTCTGTGCTGTTATACGGATCTCTTGTTGAGGCTTACACTTTCATGAAGGGTGAAGCTGACATGGTGACTTTATACACCCAGAGATATGCAGATGCATTGACATTGGCTAAACGTCTTGGCGATGGCATGGAACGTCGTGATGCCTACAGATCAGGACAAACAAGGGTTAATGTGCCATGAGCATAGTCCAGACCGTAACCACCAGTTTCAAAGTGCAGCTTGCTCAAGGGCTGCACAACTTTGGGCCGACCAGCCCAAACACTTTTTATATTGCGCTGTTTACATCTTCAGCCACAATCAATGCGTCAACAACGCAGTATTCAAACGCTCTGGTTGGAGAAGTAACAGGCGGGGGGTACACACAAGGTGGTCAACAACTTACCATCACGACAACTCCAACGTCTGGGGCCACAGGCGGCACGGTTGCATATTGGTCGTTTCAGAATATAGTGTGGAGTCCGGCTTCATTTACAGCTCGTGGTGCTCTGATTTACAATGCAAGTCAGAACAATGCATCAGTAGCAATTTTGGATTTTGGTTCAGACAAAGTCTGCAACTCATCATTCACGATTCAGTTTCCAGCAGTTACTAACACAAACGCAATTTTGAGGATCGCATAATGCTCGTTACAACTACCAAAGGCGAAATGGATGACTCCCTTCTTGAGAAAAAAGAAGGCGTAGTTGACGATGAAAATGAGTACACAACATGGGTTGAATACTGGTTGGATGGCGAGCTCGTGCACCGTTCAGCGCATGTAACTTTAAAGAAATCACCTTTCATGGATTTAATCGCCGCATCAATGGCATAAGGAGCTTAAATTGGCTAACACTCAATCAATGTGCACTTCTTTCTTAGGCGAACTGTTGAGCGCTACGCACAACTTTAGTTCTTCTAATCCCGCCCATACAGCAAATACTGCCGATACATTCAAGGCAGCTTTGTATGTAACAACCGCTACGATCAATGCGGCTACAACAGCATACTCAGCAACCAACGAAGTATCTGGTACAGGCTATACGGCAGGCGGTATTGCGGTCACGAATGCAACCAACCCAACATCTACCAACAGTTCATCTACAGCTGGTGTTGGCTACTGGACGCCTTCAGCCAACTTGGTTTACTCCACAGTGACTTTAACTACTGCGTTTGATACTGTTTTGATCTATAACTCAACACAGAGCAATAAGGCAGTTTCAGTTCATACGTTTGGTTCACAGACCATCACGGCTGGTACATTCACTTTGACAATGCCTTCCAATACAACGACAACTGCTTTATTGCGTTTGTCTACCACCTAATAGGTGAGTTATGGCTCTGAGTTGGGGCAGTGGTAATTGGGGTGATGGAGCTTGGGGCGGTTCATTACCGCTTACAGGAGATGCTGCTTCAGGCGCAGTTGGTTCCACATCCGCCAATATAACCATTTCCCTAACGGGAGTTGGGGCAACTGGGGCAGTAGGTTCTCAAACAGTCAATATCACAATCGCCCTATCTGGTGTAGGAGCGAGTGGTAGCGTAGGATCGGTTCTTGTCAGCAACACTACGGCGTTGTCTGGAGTTCTGGCAAGCGGGTTTGTAGGTACAGTTTCAGCCGGTAAGTCGGCCAGTATTTCTGGCGTTCAAGGTGCGGGTGCAGTTGGCACAATGGTGGCCAACAATACCGATGGAGATATTGGTAACGTAGCGATTGGAGCCCCCGGTTCAGTAGCGGCCAATTTGACCATAGCCATCTCAGGTGTTGGTGCATCTGGTGCGGTTGGATCGGTTACGGCAAACCCAAGTCAGGCTTTATCTGGCAATAATGCCACTGGAGCTGTAGGAGCTTTGTCGGTTCCTCTGGGGTCAGCAACTGCGAAGGGTAATGTCGGTACAGTTGGTGCTAATGTCACGATTGCTTTGACAGGTGTTGGAGCAACAGGGGTAGCTGGAACGGTAACGATGGGGGCTAGAACAGCTCAACTTGTAGGGGTCACGGTATCTGGCCAAGTGGGTAATATGGTTGCAGTTTACTGGAGTTTAATTGATGACAGCCAGACTCCTTCGTGGCAAAATATTGGGGACGCACAGACTCCCGGCTGGTCTACAATTGATGACAGTGAAACGCCGAATTGGACAGTGATTTCAACAGGATAAAACATGACATACGCAAACACAACGCTATTGGGTTTAAACCAACCGGCCACAGGTTCTGAGAGTGGCGTCTGGGGCGACGACATCAACAACGGAACAACTCAGCTTATTGAGGTTTCAATCGTTGGCTCTAATACCATTTCGTACGACGGCAATGTAACACTGTCTGTTTCTAACGGAAGCAATGCGTCAAGCTTTGGCTCGACAACCACGACATCAACTTCTAGCGGTGTTGCTCAATATCCCACTTTGATTTTGACGGGAGCCAGAACAGCGCTTCGCACAATTACTGCGCCAAGTTCAAGCCGCATTTACCGAGTCATCAACCAGACCACTGGTGGATACAACACAATCGTCAACGGATCAGCCACAACAGGTGTATCTATTCCTCCCGGTGCTTCAGCCACTTTGATTTGGAATGGTTCTGATTTCCAAGGCGTGTCCACTGTTGTTGGTAACTTAACATTCACAGACACAAACATCCTTGCGTCTTTTCAGACCAGCGTTAACACATACTCACAGATCGTTAACCAGAACTCAAACTCTGGTTCTACAGCTTCTTCAGACTTCATCGTAGGCAACAACAACACCACGGCCACCACTTATTACGGTGACTTTGGTATGAACTCATCTGGGTTTACAGGCTCCGGTGCATTCAACGCTGCCAACGCGGTGTATTTGACATCCACCTCTGGCGATTTGGCGATTGGTACAACAACATCCAACGCAATTCACTTTGTAACAAATAGCGGCACAACTGACGCTATGACGATCAGCAGCGCAGGTACAGTTACGATGGCTAATGATGCGTCCATTCATGGATTGACTGTTGGATTGGGTGGTGGTGCGGTAGCAAGTAATACTGCAATAGGCACAAATGCTTTGGCAATTAACTCAAGTGGTAATTATGCTGTAGCTGTTGGATATCAAGCATTAACTTCTAGTACTACTGCATCAAACAATACGGCTCTTGGCTATACATCTGGTTACAGTATAACCACATCATCAGATAATGTATTTGTTGGGTATCAATCAGGATTTTCTGTTACAACTGGAACAGGTCGTTCAACTGCAATTGGTAGTGGAGCTTTATATACAGCAACAACAGGAACAGATAATACTGTTGTTGGTTATTTTGCAGGAAATAAAATTACTACTGGTAGTGCAAATGCGTTTTTTGGTAGTGGTTTATATGGTTCTGCTTTGTCAACTGGTTACAGCACAACCACAGGTTCTTATAACACAGGTTTAGGTAATGGTGCTTTAGCATCAAACACCACAGCATCTAACAACACAGCAGTAGGTTATCAGGCGGGATATTCAAACCAAACAGGCACAGCTTCAGCATTTTTTGGTTATCAAGCTGGTTATTCAAGCACAGTAGATGGAAATAGTGCTTTTGGTGCTGTTGCTTTATATTCAAACACTACAGGCACATACAATGTGGCGATGGGCCTAGGTGCTTTATACCCAAATACAACAGGTTCATATAATACTGCTATTGGTAAAGATTCTTTAAGAAACAACACCACATCTTCTAATAATACAGCAGTAGGTTATCAAGCGTTATATTCAAACACTACTGGAACTTCTAGCAATGAAGCATTCGGTACTGGCGCATTAAGAACAAATACAACTGGTGGCTTTAATCAGGCTTTTGGTAATTCTGCACTTTATTACAATACCACTGGTTCGTACAATGTTGCCATAGGAACAGATGCTCTTGAATACAACACCACAGGCAATAATAACATTGCTGTAGGCTATCAAGCTCTTGTTTCCAACACCACAGCATCTTATAGTACCGCACTTGGTTATCTAGCAGGGTATAACGCAACTGGTGGTAGTTCTGTGTTTGTTGGTTATGGTGCTGGTCAAAATGCAACATCAGGCAATCAAAATGTATTGATAGGTAGAAATGCTGGTGTAGGTTATGGCTCAACCAATTCTGGAAGCAATAATACTTATGTAGGTGATTCTGCTGGTATTTACAATACAAGTGGTGGCAATAATGTTGCATTGGGCACAAGCGCACTTCAAGCCAACACCACAGCATCTAATAACACAGCTGTAGGGTATCAGGCTGGTTATAGTAATACAACAGGTGGCCCAATTACATCAGTTGGTTATAAAGCTGGTTATGCGTACAACAACACATCCGATAATTATGGTTCTACGTTTTTTGGTTATAATGCTGGAACCGCTGTAACAACCGCAAGTGATTCAACATTTTTTGGTGCAATTGCCGCACAAAAAATTACAACTGGCACCTATAACGCTGCTTTTGGCGCAGCTGCTTTGGTTTATGCTACAACAGGCAGTTATAACACTGCTATTGGAAATCAAGCATTATTTGGCAATACTACAGCATCTAACAATGTAGCAGTAGGATTTCAAGCTGGATATTACAACCAAACAGGTGGTTCAGGAACTTATATTGGACAAGGTGCAGGATTAAATTCAACAGTAGGTTCAGTAGTTTGTGTTGGAGCAAATGCTGGTTCAAATTTAAACACAGGATATTATGGTGTTTATGTTGGAAGTGGCGTTCAAGCAAATGCTTCCAATGTTACAAATGAAATTGTAATTGGTACAAACTCACAATCTGGCAAAGGTTCTAACACAGGATTTATAGCACCTGGAACTGGTGGTGTATATCAAGGCAACAACTCATCCACATGGTCAACCACATCAGACCAACGCCTAAAGAAAAACATCGTAGACAACACAGTTGGACTAGACGCAATCAATCAAGTTCGTGTCCGTAACTTTGAGTATCGTACCGAGGATGAGGTAACGGATTTACCTAAACAAAATGCAGTTAACATTACTGGCACACAGTTGGGCGTAATAGCTCAAGAACTTCAACAAGTATTACCAGACTGCGTAAAGCAAGAAAGCA